CACAAAATCTCTCAGATATTTTTCACTATTTTCAAAAAGTTTAATTACTCCTGCTTGTTGAGCTTGTTGAATAAATTTTGAAATGGGCGATGCTTGGTTGCCTTTGTGTTCTTCATGTGCTCCATACACATTAAAATATCTAAATCCTTGCACTGATATGTTGTATTCACTGTAAGGAACAGATTTAATCATTCTATCAAACAAAAATTTACTCCAAGCATAAGCACTCAATGGAGACATGGCAGCATCTTCTTTGAAATTTTTTGTTAGACCATACACACTGGCTGAGCTGGCGTATTGAAAATTAATACCCATCATATCACACAGGTACAATAATTTACAACTGAAATCAAAATTTTGAATCATTATTTTTTCCACATCTGTTTCTGTGGTGCTGCTGATAGCACCCAAGTGTATCACTTGATCGTGTTTGGTTACATCTGGCATCACATCAGGAATATAATCATATCCTTCCACTGTGTGTCCTTTGTTCACAAGATGTTTGAATAGATTTTGACCGATAAATCCTTTGTGTCCTGTGATTAATATTCTCATGATTGTAATCTATCTATAATTTTTGTGGTGGAAAATCCTTCCACGGTGGGAAATATAATCACTCGTGCCAACTCATTGCCCACTGTGGTGGACACTGTGTAATCTCCACCTTTGACAATAATGTCTGGTTTAATTTCTTCTATGATTCTTTGTGGAGTATCTTCTGTGAATAGCACTACTTCGTCCACCCAAGGCAACATTTCCAATTGACGTTTTCTTGTGGCATAATCATTCACTGGTCTGCCTTCACCTTTTAATCTACGCACACTGGCATCATCGTTGATGCCTACTATTAACTTTTTACCTTGATTCCTAGCAAACTTTAATAATTCCAAATGTCCTGTGTGTAATATATCAAACACTCCATTGGTCCATACTGTGCCTTTGTTCAAATCTTCTTTGGTGACCGGCACAACACCAAACTTTTCCACATTTCTTGCTGCAGCATAGCATGCCAATTCACAAGCACGTGGCACAGTCATGCCTTGTTTGATACCATATGCTATCACGGCCAACACAGTATCACCTGCTCCGGTGACATCTGCCACTTCTCTCACGGGTTCTTTCACATGTGAGTACGATCCTTCTTTGGAAATGATATGAATACCTTTGGCTCCATCAGTGATTATAAGCCATGTCCAACTGTGTGTTTGAGCAAATTTCACAGCTGAATCCACATCAAAAGTGCCATTCCATGATTCATATTCTTTCATGTTGGGCTTAACTAAAAATGCTCCATCATAATAATCAGCAGATTGTTTGGGATCTACCAACACCCATTGAGTTTTTTCTAAAATGTTTTTTACTGTGTGAAATTTAATAACTCCTTTGGCATAATCACTGATTAATACCATACTTTTTTCTGTGAGAGAAAATAACAGTTGAGATAAACAACTATCTTTGATGTATTGTTTTTCTCTATCCCAACGCAGTATGTGTTGCCCTCTTTGTTCAACCAATCTTATTTTTGTTGTGGTAATAGGAGCATCTTCTGCTATGGATAAAAATACATTGCTGTTTTTTAATAAGTTTACTAAACTGTAACCGTCTGTGTCTTTGCCCACTGCTCCATACAATTGTACATCATTGTGAATGGCAGCCATATTCACTGCTAAATTAGCAGCACCACCTGGAGAAACTTTTTGATTTTGTTCTAATAAAATAGGAATGGGTGCTTCAGGTGACATGCGATCAGCAGTGCCCACGATCCAACGATCCAGCATGATATCACCAAGTATTTTGATCATTATAGAAATTTTAACATCTTAAAAACTGTTTCCAGTTTTATTTGATTATTTTTGTTTTGTAATGTATTTCTCAATCCTTGATGTAAAGGTTTGGGCCATTTGCCAAATATTACCCAAGCGTAGCCATCGTGTTCTTCATTTAATTTAGGGATAAACTCATTTTTTACCACACACAGATAGGTATGATATAAAAAGTTTTCATCATTGCTCACAAACGTTTCTAAAGGTATAGTTTTGGTAATATTTACAGAACCAATTTCTTCACTGATTTCTCTTTTGAGCGATTCCCAAGGTGTTTCGCTTGCAATATTCTTGCCGCCTACTAATCCCCACACGTTGGATTGTTTGCTTTGAGTTCTGTGTAAAAACAAAAATCTTTTGGTGTCTAGATTATAGAACAAGGCTCCGCAGCCAATTATTTTCTTATTGGTCATACTGATAATTATGCTATAGACTTAGGTTCCAGGTTCCTTTGCGATATTCACCTTCAAAGCTCAATAACCATGCTGTGCCATCCCATTTGTACTGCACACCTGTGTTTAGATTGGTGATGTAGGTAAATTCAACTGCTGAATCCACAGTGTTAGCATTGGCACTGGCATCAAATAATATGTTCCATTGAGTGCCATTCCATTCTATGATGTCATTGGATTGAGCCACAAAATCACTACTGTTGGAATTCTTCCATGCATCGGCTCCGTCCACATTACTGTTTGATCCTATGTCATTTAAAATTAATAATCGTAATCCAGAAATTTTTGTTGCTGTGGGATTGAATGTGAGTGGATCTATGATGTAATCCACAGTGCCTCTGTTGGTTACTCCATTGATAATTGTATTGGTTGGAATAGTATCAGTGTCCCAATTCACTATCAATTGATTTTCATTCAAACTGTTGAGAGCAAACGTTCCTGAAATTGTGGAATCCATATCAGAACGCTCCAAAAGTATTCTACTGATACCTGCTTGATAAATTCCTGGATATGCATCCAATACTTTTCTCCAATTGGTTACGCCCACAACTCCTTTGTCTACTATTTGAACTATGCTGTTCATTACCACAATATCCCAATCACTGATAGTGGTTGCTATCACAGAATCAGCATCTGTTCTTACCACTTTGCTGGTATCCTGAGTGCCATCAGCTGTGGTATTGATATCTGATCTAGCAGTGTCTGTGGGATCATCTGAATATGCTTTGAGTTCAGGCATGCTCATTCCCAAATCAATATTACCTGTTTGTTCGTTAAAAATACTGGTGATAATTTTTGTAATTACTCCTAATTTTTTTACTTTGGTTGGTGCACTGATATAGATTGGAGTGGTAAATTGCAGTGTGGCAATGTCTATTTCACTTTCAGTGCCTGTGGGAATTCCTCTGGAACTAAAAGTTATTCCATTAAGATCTAACACAGTTAAACTGGTCCAATCAATGTAATTGTCAGTGGTTTGAATTTCTAAACTGGGATTGAATAACATCAATATTTGTTCTAATATTTGTAATTTTTGATCTGTATTGGTTGACCAAATGTCCACACTCACACCCAAGGTGTAAGGAGTAGGCATTAATCTTTCCACAGTAAAATTGGCTCCTTGAATATTCAAATACTCCTCGTTATTTTCATCAAATGCTCTTTCTCTCACATGTATTTTACTTACAAATGTAGCATCAGCTGTACGGGTACGATCCATTTCCAATGAAGTCACGTATACTGCCATTCTAGGAGCACTGGGAATTTTATTTTCACTGTTGTCTCTAATGATATGTGCCACTTGTCTAGTGATATCGCCATACATCACTGGTATGGTCTTCAATTGACCTTTGCCATCTTTATAAGAAAAATTACTCATTAATCTCACAATCTGAGTAATATATCTGCGTATTTGTCCGTCGTAAAAAAATTCCATGTTTAATTGTCCGCTTTGGGTTTAAGTGCTTGTGATAAACTTTGTCTTTGTGGGACAGTTTGACCTGCCACTGTGGTTGTGTTGGTGTTGTTGATAAATCCTGTTTTTTGTGTGTTTCTGGTGTCAGTGTTGGTCAACGTCATACGCACAGCATCTTCCATTTTGATCCAACGTGTGCTGTCGTATCTAAATAATCTATTGGGTAAAAAATCTGTTCTTAAAAAATAATCACCTTTGGCAGCACCCAAAGGAAATCCTATGCCGTGACCAAACACTTCACCGTTGGGCGCAAATCCATCTCCCAATAGATAACCGTCATAACCATTTCTGTCTGGTGTTTGATTGATTCTATCTGCCATTTCATTGGCAGTGCTGGCATCCAATGTGTTGATATCTGTGGTGACTAATTCAGGCTTGCCTTGTTCATCCACTTGCAAAGTGAATAAGTTTTTAGTATTGTACCCACTCTTGTTTGAGTCTGCTTCTGCTTGTGCCACAACAGCATTGTTAATTTGCATTTCTTTTTCATATGTGCTCAACACATCTCGTAGAGTGTTTTCACTGCCTTCTTCAGCAGGTAAATCCAGTATTTCTTTGAATTCTTGGCTGTCTACTATTTGTTTAAGTTTTAATCTATATAAATGAGGATACCAAGTGGGTGAAAATCCTTCTGCTGCTCTGTTTATATCCTGTATCACATAAAATCTTTTCAATGCCACTTTGTAATCATTCAGTGCGTATTGGTCTTTTAAATGTGGTAATTCTATCACATCTCCTGACATTAATTTTCTACCAATGGTTTTGACTGAACTGTTGATATGCACAGTTAAAAATATTGTATCATTTTGCAGAAATAATCCAAATTGACTCATGTCAAAGTCAATGTCACTCACGTTGTAAATGCCTCTGATCTGATAGATGTTGGGATCGTATTTTCTATCTCTATTTTCTAAAAATAATAGGTCTTGAATATTGGTTTCTTTCACAGCATTGTATCTGGGCTGTGTGGCTGTGGCATCTTCTTCATCAGGATTCACAGGTCCAAGGTATTTGTGTACAAACACATCAGTGCCGCCCACTGTGAACATTTCTGCGATTGTTTGATCTAAAAATGTGTAATCTTCGCCCTTTTCTGGCTTGTATAAACTGATTCTTGGCATGTGTATATTTATTCATGCTGTGTCTGGTGCTAAATATGTTATAGGAACCTATTGATGAGCGAACTACAAACACAAAGACAAGAAATATACAGTTTTGCTAAAGACATGCTGGGTGGGGGCATGGTTGAGGTTGAACTGGATCCCAATCACTATGAAACAGCACTAACCAGAGCTTTGGGTAGATATCGTCAAAGATCCGACAATTCAGTGGAGGAAAGTTATTTGTTTTTGACCACAGTGTTGGATCAAAACAGTTATACCTTGCCCAACGAAGTGATGGAAATTAGACAGATTTTTAGAAGAAGTGTTGGTTCAAGAAGTGGTGGCGGAGATGGTGGCACAGTGTTTGAACCATTCAATTTGGCCTACACCAACACCTATCTATTGGCCAGTTCCAACATGGGTGGTTTGGCCACTTACAACATGTTTTCTCAGTATCAGGAAATGGTGGGTAGAATGTTTGGTTCTTTCATAGAATTCAAATGGAACTCAGTGACCAAAGTTTTAACGTTATTACAAAGACCCCGAGCAGAAGAAACATTGATGTTGTTTGCTTACAATTACAGACCCGAAAGCCAACTGTTGACCGATTACAAATCTAGAGAATGGATCAAAAGTTACACATTGGCCAATTGCAAATACATGTTGGGTGAAGCCAGATCCAAATTCAACACTGTGGCAGGACCACAGGGTGGAACCACACTGAATGGTGACACTTTAAAAGCCGAAGCTCAAGCTGAAATGGATAGATTGGATGCTGAATTGGCCACACAAATGGCTGGTGGCGTGGGCTATCATTTCACAATCGGTTAATATTTCATTGACATTATTATAAATTTAAAGTACAATAGTGCTTTAATATGATTATCGGAATTTGCGGATTAATAGGCAGTGGCAAAGACACCATTGCTGATTGCTTGGTGGAACAACACAATTTTCAAAAAATATCTTTTGCTGACAAACTCAAAGATGCTGTGGCTCAGATGTTCGATTGGGACAGACAATTGCTGGATGGCAAAACAGATGAAAGCAGAGTTTGGAGA